ACACACCCCAACGCGGGTCGTCGATGTGATCCCCCCCCCCATGCGCCGCCGCATGGCTTTGGCGGGTGCGGCTGTCCAAAATGGCCGAGTATTGCAGCCACGGCGCATCATCCCGACCTTCTTCAAACGCCTGCCAATGACCGGCCATATAGGCCGACTGCATTTGCGTGCGAAAAATCGTTTCCATGCGGTGTTTGGTAATGCCGCGTCCGAGGACTTCGCCGCTGTCTCCGTCCACAATATCGCCGTCTTTGAGCAGATGCCAGTCATGCGCTTTCAGACGGCCTTGCACTTCATCGCGCCAAGCCTCAAACGACTTGCCCGATTTCGCCGCCTCATACATTGCGGCGTGAAACTCGCCGACGATATCCTGCCTGTGTATGCCCGCAACCGCCCGCGCCTTGGCTTGCGCTTCATTCCATTTCACATCCCAGTCGGGCGGGATATGGTAGCCCAAACCTTCAAAATATTTGACCGCCGCTTCCGGCTCCAAACCGAAGGCAAAACCCAAATCAGCCATTGAGCCGCCCCCACAGGTCGGAGATGAAAATCACCCGCGCCAAGGCCGTCTGAAATTCGGTGCTGTCCAAATGCGGATAAGCCCGCAACAACCGCTCCTGCACATCCTCATAACTGTCGCCCTCGGCCAAAGCCTGACCCAGCCCGCGCAAAAACGGTTCGATATGCTCGGGCAGGGCGATCTTGTCCAAACCTGCATTATCGATGGCCGCCTGTCCCATATCCAAGATTTCGCCCTGCCTGCTCAAGGCCACGCGGCGGTAACTTAACGGCGAAACTTTGACACCTTCGCTTTCAGCCGCCTGCAAAGACAATACCGGCTCGTCGTCCGAAGCCAGCGGAATCGCCAGTTTTTCCTGCGCCCACGCCAGCGGAATCTTCATGCCCATCTCTACCAACTTGGGCAAAGATTCGGCGTAAACCGCCATATCTTCGGGCAGCTGCGTATCAAACTGGAAACGCGGCAGGCGGGTTTCATCCACGTTGCCTTTATTCAGCCGCAGCAGGGGGAAAATCAGTTGCTGCGTTATCGTACCGGCAAGCTGCTTGGCATCCGACACCAGCAAATCATGGCGCACCTCGTTATGCACCTGACCCAGCGCGTTGGTACTGGTTTTACCGTCGGCCATACTGGTGAGCGTACCGCCCAGAATCGCTTTCGACGATGTTTTATCCGCCCAGTCGATCATCGCCATAAACGGCTCGCTGCTGCCGTTGGCGGCATTAAGCAATTCGATATTCATGGTTTCGGGGATAATGCCCGCGGCGTTGTGTCCGATTTCTTTTACCGCCCGCAGCAGCGTGGTTTTATCGGTTTCGTCCGCCCCCACCGCATATTTGCCCAAGCGCGTCGGCAGGCCGTAGATTTCCAGAAACTCGGCTAAATCGCGCACCGAATAATTTTTAAACAGATACGGCCAAACCAGCGTGCGCATCAGCCCGCCGCGTACCAGCAAACCCGAACGGCTGCGGTGTTTGTGTACCAGCCAGCCGAACGCCCACAGCTCTTCCCCGTCCGGATTATCCTGTTTGGCCAGCCGCACATTATCGGCACCGTCCACCTTAAACCAGCCTTGCGGACGGTGGATAAAGTTTTTCGGCAGCCACAGGCCGCCCATTTGCTGCCATTCGATTTCCACACAGGCAAAGCCGTGTCCGACCGCATCCAAAAGGTCGAACATCATGTCTTCGAAATCGGTCAGACGCTCAAGCCATCCCCTGACTTCTTCGGCCAGCCGCCGTTCGGCGTCGGTGCTGTCCGGCGGCGGCATCACGCGCCAATCCAGCCCGATGACCGCCCGCTTGCGCTTGCTCATCTCGGAAAAGATATGGCCGTCTTTCTCCTCGATGTCGGCAAACAGTTCCGACTGCGCCTTCATATCGCCGCGCTCGGCCGCTTCCAAAATGCCGTGCAGCTTCTGCGGCGTCAAACCTTTGCTCGGGTGTTCGTGAGTCTGGGTATTCTGGGCGAGTTCCGCCGTTTGCGGGGTGGATTTCGGCATACGGCCGCCCGGCAGGATTTTGCTCAATGCACTGAAAATATTTTTCATCAATAAAAAAAGGGCAAGTTAAACTTGCCCCAAGTTTCTACTGCTTGCGCCAATCATAAGCCCTGCCCGGTGTCAGTTTTACCATGCGCCGCCGCCGAATTTCTCACTATGTTTCGCTACGGACATAAATTCTACCTTGCCCGTATTACTTACAGCGGCCGCCCAAAGCATTTGCAAAGCGTCCGGACCGTCGTCATGGTCTGCGTCCGGAAATTCCCTTAGCTGCTCGATCAACACACGCTGTTCAGGTAGTAACTTAATAAATCCGTTTGCAAAATGTAACTGTATGCTTTCAATTCGCATGTTTTTCTCAGCAGTGGGTTTGACACCTCGGGCGGGTACATGGGCACCTTGTTTGCCCGATTCTTTAACCAATTCATCTTTAAAGAATTCCTGAAACTGCACCGTTTCAATGACCCACTGTTTGCACTTATACCGTTTTTGCAGCTCAATCACTTCCTGAATAATCAGGCTGGGTACACGCTTTTTAATGCGTGCCTCAGCGACATAAAGCGTGCCCGTACCGCGTTGGTATCCGCCGATTAAAATAGCCGACGGGTCGGTACCTTTACCCAGTTTACCCATAGACGGGTCAACCGCTCCGTAAAATACCACGTCATGCGGCATTTCCCGATAATATGATTTATCAATAAAGTCGGCAAAAATCGCATTTTCGGGATTGCCCGGCTGGTTTTGATATTCACAGTTAAAAACATGGATGCCGTCGCGGGCGCGAATTTTCATCAGGGCGAGCAGCGGGCGTTTCGACCAGCTTACTTCACTGCCTTCCAGCATTTCTTTTTCGTTCGCTTCATAGAAGGCCTGCGCGGCCTTTTCATTGGCGCGGTTTTCTTTCGATGTATTGCGGTAGATATTTTCCCACTCCGCCCACAAACCCATATTTACAGGCCATTTCATAATAGCGGAAAAGCGCACACTGCGCCAAAACGGGTTTTTCAGTATCCTCGCCAAAACGCTGTCTAAACATAAAATCGTACCGACATACAAAATGTCGCACTTCGCGCCCGCGCCACCCAAAGGATTGATAACACTGCCTATCCACTTAGTCAGTTTGTCGCGCAGGCGGATGTTTTCGGAGTGTTTTTCATTTTCTAAATCGTCTAGATAGACCGCATCGGGGCGCACCTCGCTTTTTTTCGCCCCGCGTATGCCCTGTCCCGCGCCATAGGCTTTGAACTGGTTATTTTGGCGGGTTCGGATTTCGCCGATGCGCCATACCTGCCCCTGCCCGCAAACTTCGGAAAAGTCCAACTGCAACGCAGGATTGTCTGTCAGTTCGGTTTTGATAGCTTCGACGATGGCATCTGCTTGGTCTTCGGTGTCGGACACGATGACGGTATTGTGTTTGGCATTACGCACTTCGCGCCACAAGGCAAACGCCTGTACGGTCAATGATGTTTTTGCTTCGCCGCGCGATGCCGCACAAGACTGCAAGACAGATTCCGGCTCTTTTTCGATCTCGGGAAGTTCCGTGTATGCCCAAGTATGGAAGACCGACTCGCTGTCGTCGGGGAAATAGTGCGGCAGATAAGTCTTGCAGAAAAAACGGAATGCTTCAGGCGTACACTGCATCACTTTGGCGCGACGCTCGGCAATATCCGCAGGTGCGGCAGACAATCCGATATCTGCCGCATTGATGCGCCGGTTGATGTCTGCCCGTATGGCGGACATTCGGGCGCGCAGTTCATTACGGCTTAACTTTCCCTGCATGATTAAAACTCTTTCTCAATAACACCTTGGAAACCTTGCAGCACCACATCGAAATTCGCCAACATATTGGGATATTCTGCGTCTATATAGTCTACCAGACGATTGATGACTTTAATTGCCACCGCCGCTTCCTGCACTTCCGGCAACACCCGCTTGTTCGCCGACACCGTTTTCGTAAACGCATCGGCCAAACTCGCCAGCAGCTGCACCCGTTTGCTCGGCGGCAAATCTTCCACTTCCGCATCCTGCAACATCGTCATCGTCGCCTGATACTGCACCAGAAACGCCGTCATCATCGCCCGCGCGATTTCGTCTATGCTGCCGCCGGCCAGCGTATGGGCCGCGCGCAGCTTGTTCCAGTCGTCGCCCTGCGCCTTGGCCTCATCGCGCCAGCGGCGGGAGGTGCCGAGCGATACGCCGCATAAAGCCGCCGCCGTCTCAAGGCTCTGCTCGCCGTTGCAGTAGAGTGCCCGCAGCTTGTCTCGGGTCGCCTTCGGATGTGCCATCGCTACAACCCCAACTTGGCGCGGGCAAATGCGATGCCCGTAGCCACAATGCCGCCCGAAATCGCGCCCGCGGCCGCGCCGGTGGTTGCCGACGTGCGGCGGCAATCGGCATGGATTTTCTTGATTTCCGCATCCATGCGTTCCTGATTTTGTAATAATTTGTCCTGCTTGCCGTTGATTTCGGCCAACGCTCTTAAAATAGGGTCTTGGTTTTGCATTATTTGTCTGCCTTCCGTTCGATTTTCTGACCGACTTCTTTCAAATCAGCCTTGATTTCACGCAACAGGTTCAAGATTTCGTTCCTGTTGTCTTTTGCTTCCGCCTTCGTCTGATAAGATGTTTCTACGCTGTGCAACCTGCCGAGCAGTTCATCACGATCTTTGCGGGCTTCTTTCAGGCCGTCCGAAATCCCTTTCACCCAATACCACAACAAAGCAATCAGAAACGACACCAACGTGCCGAACACATATTCCACCGTAATCGGCGTATCTCCGCTCATCACACTTCTCCAAACACCACCCGGCAGGCCGCCATACCATAAGGCATGCGGTCGGATTCGACAGTCAGCGCATCCCCGTCGGCTTCCACTTCAAACTTTTCCGCCAGCGCCTGTTTGACTGCCGCGAATTGATGCTCGAAGGCCACATAGCCCAAATTAACGACAAACGTTACCTCAAACCGCGCATCCATCCGCATCGCATAGCCCCACATCGTGCGGCTCAAAGTTTCGGCCACCGCCGCGATAAACGGCTCCTGCTCGTTGGCCTTTTGCAGCCCGATTTGCAAACCCGCTTGGCGTACCGCCAGCTGGCGTTCTATCAATTCACGATACACGGTCATTCTTTGACCCCTTTCACCCACTCCCGCCATGCCGCATTTTGATTTTCCAATTCCGCAACATAGCCGCCAAACTCCACCGCATGCTCCAGCAGCGCATCGGCACTGCCGCTTTCCGGCGGCGCGGGGCGTGCCGGCGGCACCATCAGGGCGGCAGGCGGCGCGGGCATAACCGGCACCTCGACCGTTTTAATCGGCACCGTATCCGAGGGCTTGGCGGTATTGGCGCAGCCCGTTAGCGCCCAGACCGTCAATACAAGCATTGCCGGCAATGCTTTTATCCTGTTCGATTGCATGGTGAATCCCTTTCCTGTATTGCTGTTTCAGACGGCCTATTTCAGCATTGGCCGCCGCCAGCTTAATGCCTGCCTGTTGCGTTTTTTCCGCCTGCTCCTGCTGCCGGGCATTGGCCCGTTCCAATTCCGCGGCAAATGCCCGGCTGGATGCCAAGAGCGCGGCGGACTTATCTTTTTCCGCCTGTTCGATAATGACCTGCTGTTTGTGATAGGCCGTCTGAAAGCCCGCACGGTAGGCCAACCCCAACGCCGCCGCCAGCAGCAACGCCGCAACCAAATGGGGCAGGTATTTAATCAGTTTCACGGGCATGGTCGCTCTCCACTTCTTGACGCTTCACGCTGACAAACGAGCGTGCTACGGCATAGCCGCCGACGATGCCCAAATACACCGCCCAAATCTCCGCCGACGGATCGGGCAACATCACAAACTTAAACGTACCAGCCGCGCAGGCAACGTTTGCCCACAGTTTCGAGTGCGACACATTGCCTGTCGCAGGGTTTTTGAAAATATCAAAGATACGCATCTTAATATCCATCCCAGCCGTCATTCATATTTCTTACCTCGTCATTTTTTCTGCTTTACGCTTACGTGCCGCCCGTTTGGCTGCGGCCACGCCTGACTTACCTGTGCGCACACTCGAATGTTGGCGCACTTGATACGCAGGGATAGGCGTAATCTGAAATTCTGATATTGCAGGACGACGCATACCGGATACCGCAGCAATCGCCAACGCAATCAAACCTTTTTTCATACCCGCGCCGCTCCCACTTCCATCGCAATGGCCGTCGCAATCGCGCGGCAAATAGCCCATTTGCACTCTTTAAACAGCTTCAAATCAGCATCGTTGCTGATAAAAAACGGCTCAAACACAATGCCACCGTTCTGAGCATAAGCAAGGCGGGAATGTTGCCCTGCGTTATCCGGCTTAAAGCCGTCTTCGCCGCGCAGTTTCCAGCCGGTTGCCTTGGCAACGGTCTTGCTCAATACCTGACACCAATGTTTGTTTTTAACGATACTTAAAGCCTCAATGCCCGTAGCCGCTTTGCTGACGGCAGCGTTGGTATGGAACTCAATCGCCACATCCGAGCCTCGAATCAGTTTGACCGCCTCACGCAACGGCATATTGCCCTTGCCCTCGCCGTCGGTTTTGACCGTCAAACCATAATCGTTGCGCAAAATCGATGCCGTAATATTGCGCATATCCTGTGCAATATCCGCCTCACGGTCGCTGCCGTTTACCGCGCCCGGGTCGGTGTTGCTGTGGCCTGCGGTCAACACAATAATCTTGCTCATAAAGTCGTCCTGCTTAGTCTGTTATCGAGCCTTGATTATCCCGTCCGCCTATACCGCACCGCGCCTGCCCCATGTCAGACAGACAACAAAAAGCCCGAGGGCTTTCGCTCTCGGGCTGGTCTTCAGACGGCCTATTTTACGTCCATCGGGCAAGTGTAAGTATCAAATTCTTCATCTTCGTCCAATACCGACAAACAATTATTCAGCGGCAGCTTGATACCTTTACGCGCATACACCGTCGCTTGAGCGGCTGGCGGCGTACGGATTTGCTCTTGGCAGGCAGCTATATTGTCCGTGTATTGTTGACGGTAATTTTCAGTCAGCGCGTCCTTCCTCTGCCGGGCGAAAAAATAATCGTAAGCCGCATTGGCCGCAGCGGTACATTGATAAAGCCCCGCCTTATCCGCAAGAAAAGGGCCGCCGAAAGATTCCTCGGCAGATTTTGCCACTGCGGCAAAAGCCGTATTGAATTCTTTGATTTTGACTGCATCGCCGGGCAAAACCCATACACGGCTTTCCTTGTCGGCCTGCGCCAATAAAGACAGCAGCTTTTGAGCGTGTTCTTTCAAATTGGCGTGCTGTCGGATTTTTTCCAAATTGTTTTCACCGATGAAATATTCTTCATCGGCCAAACGTGCGGCAATCTGTTTTTGCCGATTCTGATATTGCTGCGCCCGATTATCGGTTTGACTTTCGCCGGCAGCAGGCTTGTTTTCTTGTCCGCCGCAAGCCGCAAGCATTGCGGCCAACATCAGAACATAAAACGTCTTCATCTTGATTTCCCATAAAAAATGCCGTGCTATCCCCACGGCATTATAATTTAAAACAACCCGCCTTGCTCACACTCATTATCCGGCTTCTTCAGAATCCGCCAGATATGGCGGTCGGTCAGCCCGTGCGCCAAAGCCAAATCGTTCACCGCCTCATAAGCCGGTACGCCTTTACCCGTCTGCGCATCGAAGCGGCGGCGGATATGGCGGTCGCGCAATTCCAACAAAGCCTGCTCGCATTTCGGAATAAACAAATCGCAGGGAGCCAGTGCTTCCACCATTTTTTCCATCGCCGCACCGCCAACGATTTCCTCCAAATAAGCCAGCCGCGATTCGCTGCCTTTGGTACGTCCCTGCCGCAGCGGGTAGGTCGTGCCGCCCAAGTTTTTCACCAGCTCCACCGTTCCTGTCAGCCCGATGATCGTAATCAGTGCCAGCACACTTTCGGGCAGCAGGTGGCGCACCGCCTCAAAATCTTCTTCATCCACCGTCATCATTGCTCTGCCGCCTTTTTTGCCTGTTCCTTATTGGTATGGATTTGCAGTGCCTGCACCAACTTGTAGAGCTGCTCGGGTGTCAAAAATCGTACCAAATCCTTGCCGAACATCCTTTTGGCCATCCCGTCGGCGTACTGCCAGCTTTTATCGCCCACCGTCAACAGCGCCTCCAGCTTATTCAGCAGGGCTTCGCGGTCGGGCGTCAAATGAGGGCGGATACCTTTGCCCTTCGGTGCGGTCTGCTTAAAGCCCATCCGCTTCATTTCCGCCGCTACCGCCTGCAATTCGGCCAGATTCATCTGCGTGCAGGATGTTTTGCCGCACACACGCGCCAGCATCGCACGGTAAACATCATCTTCCATCCCAAGCTGGCTTTGCGCGATTTTGATTTTCGCAATCAGCCCCTTGCGTTTGTATTGTTCGTCTGTGCTCATGGTTTTCCTCGTCGCTAAAACTTCAAACTGAAGCGGACTGTTCAAAAATCCGCTTGGATTTGGGGTTTCAGACAGGCGGCATACCCTGCCGCCCGTTATCATCAACCCTTAAGCAAATCCTTCAGCCCTTTGGTCGGTTTAAACTTCGGTGCACGGGTGGCGGGGATGAGGATATTCACTGTTGCCATGTCTTTACTCCTGCCAGCCGCCCAATAATTCGGCCAGCTCGTCCAGCATGGTGGTCAGCGTGTTGGCCATGATAACTTGCGAGGCATAAGCTTGTTCGGCGGCTGTGTCGCCACCTTGAACCTCCTCGGTCAGTACGTCCAAATAACGGATGTTTTTCATGGTCAGTTTGTCGGTCAGCACAAAGGCGATGCTTTCGCGCCATACCAAACCCAGCTCGGCCACGCGCTTGCCGCATTTCACATGCTGCACCACCTCTTCGGCGGTTACGTCTTTGCGCTTGATGCGCACCTCGGGAGCCATATCTCCGGCACCGACCAAGACCACGTAGTCATCCAGTTCAAACATCCCGTCCGCCTCGCCGTTGTGCAGCCATTCGGTCATCAGCTCGGAAGGCGAACGGAGGGCTGTCGTCGTCCAGGCATGTAACCCACCCAGTGCTTCGCGCAGGCGGCCAAGCAGGGTTTCGGCCTTATTGCCGGTCTGGTTAATCAGCAGGTAGCCACCGACCAATACGGCATCGGTGCGGCTAGTGCGGGTAAAGGCGCGTGGCAGCAGCTCGTCGATAATCTGCTCTTTCAAATCCTGCTTTTCTTTGCGGCCAACGGGGCGGTCTTCTTCGACTTCAATGGATGCCACTCGGCGCGCCAGCTCATCGTTAACCACCGCACCGGGCAGCACTTTCTCTTCTCGGCGAAGGCAAATGCCCAGAGTTTCCCCAGCGCGGAATACCAGCGGTGTAAACGGCTGCGGGTTATCAAAGCCGTCGCAAAACCAATCCAAGCCCTGCGGCGGGGCGAACTTCATATCGGCCAACGCTTCGGCTAAAACGGCCGCATCCGGGGTTTCAGGCAGCCGGTAGGCTTTGCATTGTTTAAACCACATCTTTTTGCTCCTCGTCGTCGGTTACACATTTGTTGCCGTTTATCCAGCCTTCTTGGTAATCCACCTCTCCGGCTTTGACCTGTACGGCATGGGCTTTCACTTCGTCCCAATCCATGTTGTTGGCTGCCCAGTCTTCGATTTCGTATTCGTGCGCGGCAAACAGCTGCTCGGTTTCGGCTTTAACCTGCTCGCGGTCTTCGCCGCAGCGCTCGGCGTAATAATCGGTTCGGGCATCGGCGATAATTTGGGTGGGTACGCGCCACACCGACAAATCTGGCATTTCTACCAATAGATATTTCTTCATTTTTTCAAGCTCCTACATAGCAAACCAAATTGCGGCACTGATGGCAAACCATATAGCCGCCCAGGCAAACCACCAGCGGCCTTCTCGGCGGTAGGCTTCAGCCGTGGCACAGTAGTGCCGTGCCAACTCCAGAGCGCGGTAGCCGCAAGTATTGATGGTGTCGGACACATCAATTTTCAGGGTGCAGTTGATTTCTCTGCCTGCTTTATCGGCGCAGGACTTGCCTTCATTCAGCATTACAGCCATCTCACACCCCCGCTAATTCCGGGTCGCTGGGTTCGATCACGATTTTTTCCACGCCGCTCATGATTTTGATACCCGGTACCTGCCCGTCGGCAAACAGTTCGGCCTCGTTGAGAATGGCCTCCTTGTTGATTTCTTCTTTCAGCCGCACAAAGCGAGCCAGCGCGGTTTTTTCCTTCAGGTAGGCCAACACCGCCGCCACACCAGTTACGCGCACACTGGGCGGGTCGGCACGCCATTTCACAACGCCGGTCACAAAATCCACGGTCTTGGTTTTGTAGCCTTCGGTCAACTCTTCGCGGTTGGCTTCGCAGTAGGCCTGCACGCCGCCGGTAAGCTCGGCCAGTTCTGCGCGCAGCGGGTCGGCCAACTCGTTGTACTCCTGCTCGATGGCCGCCTGTTTGTCTCCCATCTCGGCTTCCAATCGTTTTACTTCGCGTGCCAAGTCGCCGATGCGGCGGATTTGCGCCGAGGCTTCCACGCGGCTCTGTACGGCGGCCGTCAGCGCGGCCTGTTTAATGCGGGTTTTCTTTTTTGCTACCATTGCTTTTCCTTTCAAAGATTTCAGCGATTTTTTGATTCAGTTTTTTCAGATTTTCCCGTCCCCGGGCTTTTTCTTCCGGCGTGAGCTGACGTTTGTGTTCCAACTGCGGCAACTCTTCCCTTGGCGGTAGGTGTTTAATCAGCATCTTGGGTGTCGGCCAGCGTTCGATTTCGGCCAGCAAACAGGTAAATGCCCGGGTAACGCGCCCAGCATCCTGTTGCTCGTCCCATTGGATGGGCAGTGAGACAATCGCCTCCATCCATACACTGGCCGTCAGCTTGATACCGTCGGCGGGCGGCGCACCTTCCAGCCGCAGCATCATCAGTTTTTGCAGCCCGGTCAGCAGCTCATCGCTGACGAACTTGGGCAATGGCTTACTCATTTTTCATTTCCTCCAGTTGTTGTACGGCATCCACTACTTTGCTTCCCCGCGGCCGGCTGCCGCCGATAATTGCCGGATCGGCTGTGCCGTTGCTGATGGATACCGGAACCGATGCCACATTGCCCGTCCAGCCGGCAATAATCTCGTATAGGTAGCCGTGGGATTTGAGCGGCGTCTTCAGACGGCCGCTGTCACGGGCGGCCACTATTTCGTTAAACGCATAAGCCCAGGCGTCCACTGGGGCGGGGTAGGATTGGCCGTTGCGGCAAATCTGCCCGGCTTGGATGTCCGGCAGCAGTTCGGCCATCAGCATGGCCATGCGTGAGGCAGAGAGGACGGATTTGGCCGGGCGGAACAGCCCCAAATAACGTACCAGCCCTTGGGTCATTGCCCCGCCGATATTGGCCAGCGTCCACAAGCTCTGCCGCGCCTGCTCATGGGCAATCAGCGCATCGAGGGAGTTTTCCGCACCGCAGCACGGGCAACGGGTTTTCATGCTTCCGCTCCCTGTTCGGCATCCAGCCGGATAAAGGTGTCGATGTCTTCGCGCTCGGTTTGCAGGGTAAATACCCTGTCTTCGTCGTTCATGTCGCCCGGGTAGTCGCGCAGAATCATCCAATCCAGCCGGGCGGTGTCGGGATGGGGGATAAACTCCAAATCATTGGCATAGACAACCGCCGCTTCTTCATCGCATATAAATTGCACAGTAACCTGATCGTATATATTTGCTTCTTCCAAAATCACACCAAACACAGGATTTTCTTCATCTTTAAAGCGCACATGGTCGCCGAATTCAAATCGCCGTTTCATTTCCTGCTCCTTTATCCATTTACCCCTAACTGCTTCCGCTCTTCACCGCCATCCATCGCGTGGTACAGCTGCGCCTCGCGGCCTTTTCTTACTCCGGCAGCCAAATCCAACACTTGACTGGCTTTCGTACCGCCGCGCACATCACGTTTTTTGGCCTGCCCCATATCGCCCATCTGCTGTTTGTAGTGTGCCAACACCTCTTTTTCTGCCGGTTCGGCAGCAAATTCCTCCACTTTTTCCACGATTGCATATACCCAACCCGTACAAAATTGGTCGGCACGGGCGGTTTTGTTACGCGTCAGGCGCACCGCTTTAAGCTCGGTTTTAATGTACTCGCGCCGCTCTTTTTTCAGTTGGCGCAGCAGCACCTCGTAAGCGTAGGCAGCCAGCTCCGGCTTGATACCGATACCGAAAAACCGTGCTTCGGCCAAACCCCACTGTGTGTGCTGGTAGCACTCCACACCGAACGCTTTGGCGCACTGGGCAATCAGGACTTGGTGCCAAGTCGGCAGGCTTGAGGCGCAACCCACGCCTTTTTCGGTTACGGCAGACAGCTCTATATCGATTTCGCTGATGCCATACTTTTTCATCAGCATTTGTGCCTGCCGGATGGCTTGTGCAGCCTCATGCTCGTTGGCCGATTCGCCCAAAGCCAAACACTTTTTAATCTTGTCCAATACCTTTTCTTTATCCATTTCCTGCATCCTTATTTTTCTGCCATCATTCCTGCCACCCGTCATCCGGCCGGCACGCCTTATCCAGCAGCTTCTCCAGCCGTTCTTTGACCCGTTGCTCGACCAATATATCGACCAACACAATCATTACCGCCGCCAGCAATATGGCAATGACCAACAAAGCCGCTACCACATTCATTTCATTCATCATTTTCTTATTCCTTGTTTAATCAGTCTGTTTGTTGTCTGTTGAGGCAAGCCGTATCGCTTTCTCGCCCCACCGTGCCCGAATCTTCCCGACCGCCTGTTTCAGGGCGAATGCCTTGGCCCGTTTCAATTCACGTTTCGGCACCTTCCGCCGATTTAACCGTTCATTCATAAACCACCCCCTTCATCCGCTCTTTATCGCTCATCCGTTCATAGGCTTTTTCTGCCTGCAATACCTCAAAGTCAGCCGCATTCTGTTTTTCCCGCATCAGCCGCTGCTGACTTGTCTCGTTCTGATACAGGCTCCACGCCGGCACCGGCTCGGTGCATCGGTTCGCACACGCCGTTACCGCAATCACAATCGCCGGTATGGCGAGCAGATGCCGCATTTTCAAATTTTCCATTTTTGGTTTTCCTTTAATTTCAATAACTTAACAAAATAACAGGGTAAAAAAATTATTGCCTTATCTGTCAAAGGTTTAGTGGATTAAATAGGTTTCCGCGTGTTCGATTACATCATCATCCAAATCAACATCAGGGTTAACCTGCAACAAATAGTCCACAATCAGCAGCAGCTTCGACAGTTTCCGCGCATTGCCTTTGGCCGTTTTCACCACCTTCTGCAATACCGCCTCATCGTTCGTCTTCAACACTGCCGCCGCAATCTGTTTTAAATCCGTTTCCGGCAGCATCTCGCCCAATTCCATCTTCACCGATACCCGCGAAAACAACTGCTTGAATTCACTGTTCGGCCCCTTCAGATTCAGCAGCAGCTTGGGCATCCCCACCAACGCCACCGCCACGCCCGATTTATCATGTATCCGCCGCAGGCTCTCCAGTGCGCGTGTCGGTAACTGTTCTGCCTCGTCAATCAGCAAAATACGGTGTGCATCACGCGGGCTGCGGTTCTTCTTATCACGCTTCAGGCAATTGATAATCCGCTCCGTCAGCTCATGGATATTGCCTCTCTCACTTAAATCCAGTGCATGGCAGATTTCCTGCAACAACACCTTTGCCGTATAGCCCGTATCCGGCTCAATCAACAAAGCCAGCGGGTTAGTGGCCGCATATTGTTTCAATACCGTGGTTTTACCCAAGCCCGCACCGCCATACACAATACCGAGCTGCCCCAGCCATGCCGCCAAACCCAGCCAACCTTTCATTTTCTTGGCCGTGCCCGTTTCAACATAGGGAATATCCAGCTTTTTCAATTCCGCCCGGTCGCCTTCCTGCTCAAGGAACAGCGCGGCTTTCTTATCCATCCCCGCAATATCGCCGTCGTATTTGCCGTTCAAATAGCCCGACAATGCACTTCTCGATACGCCCATGCGGTCGGCCGCCTTGTTTTGGCTCATGCCGCTGGTTTCCAGAAATTGTCTTAATTGCTCAATCATTTTTCTTTTTCCTTAAAAAGTGTCAAAGATGTGCCGTCATACTAGCCGGCGTCTTCCCATAAAAAATCGCGTAACTTCTTCTTGCCCCTGCCGCTTTCAGACGGCCTGCTTTCCACCTCTACCAACCCGCCGCTTTCCGTTTCCAGCTTCAAAAATTCGCCGTAATCAGGCTGCTGCTCGATAATCGGCGTGGCCGATTGGCGTTGCGCCTCGATTAAATCCATCTTGTCTTGCAGACGTTTGGCTTGGCCTTTGCGGCGGCGTTCGGCCAGTTGTTCCATCCGCGTTTCCGCAAATGCCGCCCGTTTGTTGCCGTTGAATACCGCTTTGCAAATCACCTTGCCCTGCATATCCTTCACAATCACATGGTCGGCATCATGGATGTCGTAAGCCACCCGTACCTTCTGACCGCTGTAATCCAGCAATTTTTGGTGGAAGTAAGTATTGTTGTGCAGAGACACCACTCCGCGGTCGGGGATGCGTTCTTCCTCCGGACGGTACATAAAATCCAACTCCAGCGGGCTTAATACATCCGTTTTCACCCTCATGCCGTCGGTCTTCATCCGGTATTCGTAATATTTCATCGGCGTAAAATGCCGTCCCGTTTCCGGATTTTTCGGCAGGCTGCGGTGCTCGTGTTCAAAGTTGTATCGGCGTACCGCTTCTTCCAAATCCGCGATAAACTGCGCCCAAGTCGGTGCCGCCGCCAGCGCCGTTTCCTGCGCCTTGCTCAGTTCCTTACCCTTTTTCTGCACTTTCTGCGCACTCGCCAGCGCATTCGATACCTTTCTCAATGTTTCGGCATCCGCATCCTTGCCCTGATAAGTCGCATACTGCTTGGCCAAAGGAATCGTAATGGTCTGCCACAGCCGTTCAATCTTGCCGCGCCCCTGCGGATTGCCCGGAATGCCCGTAAAATGTTCGATACTGATACGCGGCAAAATACCCGTCGTTTCCTTATCCAGCATATCGCCCGTTTCGCCCGAGCCGTTATCCGAGTAATAACCCAAAGGCGGCGGGAAATGCGTCATCCCGTGGCGCAAAGCATCCGCCACCGCTACCGCCGTTTCCGACAACGCCACACTCCAACCCACGACCGCACCGCTGCAACCGTCCACAATCATCGTTACTTCCGGCGTAAACAGATACCCCATCGGATGCCGGATTTTTGCTTTAAAGCTGTGGCCGTCGCCCACCCAGACATCGTTCGGTTTCAACGCCGTCCAATCTCTGTCAATGTAAGGCAGCAAAGCCTTATAAGCCGACCCAGTGCGCCTGCCGCGCTCCTTCATATGATCCGGCAGCCGCTTCATCACCGTTTGAATCTGGTCATAGCTCGGCATCTGCTCGATTTTTCCCTGCTCCAGATACCATTGCGCCAGTTTCTTTGCCGCCGCCATCATCGTCGGCTTGTTCGGCCGCTGATAAAACATCAAAAAGTAAGGCAGCCAGTCAATCGCCAGCAGCGGCGTCTTTTCCCGTGTTTTCACCGGCGCGAGTGCCAAGAGGCGGCTCATGCTGTCCGGTGCCGCACGGTAAGCCCGCACCCATCGGTATAAAGTCGGTTCGCTCAAACCGCGTTCGCCGTTGTTCCGAGCATTCGCCAGCGGAATCAGCCTGGCCACATCCTCCGGCAACCTGCCCGCCGCCGCTTCCGCCACCACAAACGCCACCGCCTTCTTAATCGGCATACCCGCCAATTCATGCAGCGGCAATACATGGGCAACAATCGCACAACGCGCATGGGCCGTTTCCGTCTGCCTGTCGTCCAACCGCGCCAAACCTTCCTCACACGGTATTAAACCCAACTGCCGCATCTTCTTATTTTGCCGAAGCGGTTTTTTTACTTCTGCCGGCAACATCGGCACCTTGGCTAACAATGTTGCCGCCTGTTTTTCCTGTATGGCCGCCTGAATCTCCGAAGGGAGGGCGGAAACCAAATATTTCTTAAGCTTGCCGCCTCGAGCCTGTCCTACAACCTCTTCAAACGGCCAATTATTCTTTTTGGCGTGGTACTCGATGCCTTGTCTACTGTTCGGCAGCTTTGGAAGTTGCAAGCCCGCCAACTCAACCGCTGAAATCAACATTTTGCTATTTCTTTCTTTATTAATCAGGCATCTACAATTTTAAGATCAATGTTTAATTTAAGAGCAATCTCTCTTGCTTGCCCATACCGGCATTTTGACTTTCCATTCAATACCCTGCTCACATCGACCGAATTGTGTCCGTTTTCTCTCGCCCATTGTGCTACGGTAATGTTTTGTTCCTTTAGCCACAATTTAGCTTCCGAAAATGTCCTTTTTCTCATGTCCTTACCTTTCATCAATAATAGAAAACATGTAAAATATGACTACAAATTTAGCTATTTAACTAAATTTGTAGTCATATTATTAGCTACATTTGTAGCTGTCAAGTGAGATTGGGAATTTTTATGGAAAATAATTTTGAATTTAGCTCTAAGTCTTTGGGTGAACGATTAAAAAAAATCAGAAACGATAATGGTTATTCTCGTGACCAACTAGCAGAATTATTCAAAGTCAGTAGAGCAAGTATCCAGAACTATGAAAATGGTGAACGTAGTCCGAATGCAGATTATCTAGTTCAATTTTATAAATTTTTTGGAATCAACCTGCATTGGTTACTTACAGGCAATTTAAATGCTTATTTCCAGGAATATGGAGATACGATAAATTCTCCTCGAGAAGAGACCCTCATCCACCTTTCACGTCAATTAGATAAACAAGCACTTGATCATCTTCTTGACTTTTTGATGAGTCTTCAAGGTATTAAAACCGATCGCTATTGAAATTTTGCTTAGTATGGGAAAAGTCTTTTGCTTATAACTTGATAAGAATTAAATTAACTTATTGATTTTAATTTAAAATATTTTAAGCAAAAGAGTCGGATTTTTTGCTTAAATGCAAAATTCTAAGCAAAAGGACAATCATGGACTTTTTAGAGCGTTTGAAATCTTTGTGGCCGGACAACGCCAAGCCCGCCGACTTCTACAATAAGATTGATATGTCTGCCTCCGGCTTTAGCCGCGTCTGGAAAGACGGTGCCATTCCAACAGCAGACTATCTGATTAAAATTCAAGAAGTAACCGGTTGCGATTTAAACTGGCTTCTTACCGGCCAAGGCTCGCCATACATGAATAAAGGCCAAGCGGTCGAAGTCCGTACCCATACCGACGGTACGGCTACCGATACCCTCGGCAATCCCATCAACTTAGACGAGTTCGTCTTTATCCCGCGTTACGACGTCTACGCCGCCGCAGGGCACGGTTATCCCGCAGAAGACGACAAGCCCTTATTCTGCATGGCATTCAGGCGTTACTGGATAGAAAACTACGTTACCCGCCAGCTTGACAAACTGTCGGTCATCGCCGTAAAGGGCGACTCGATGGAAGGCGTGCTCAACCACGGCGACAACATCCTGGTCAATCATGCCGAAACCACCCCGCGCGACGGCCTATACGTCATCCGCATCGATAACGATCTTTTTGTAAAACAAATCCAAAAGCTGCCCGGTAAACTACTCGTCAAATCGAGCAATCCTGCCTACGAACCTTTTGAGATAGACTTAAATGACGACAACCAAAACGTAGCCATTATCGGCCGCGTCGAATGGTACGGCCGTACCGTTAATTAAAAAAACGGCGTTTGGTATATCCAAACGCCGTTCTATTCGAATAAAATCAGAATCAACCCAAAACCTCATCAAAATCATGCAAAAAAGGTATCAAAGTCCAATTACTTTCTACCAACTTTAAACGAAAAGTATCAAAGCCGATTTTGCCTGAATTCTTATTCAAAATTTTGTTTTCCTTAAAAATTTTGCCTTTTTTGCTTTATCTATAAAGGTATCAAAATAATACCTACCCCATATAACGGCGGCGGAATTTACCGTGATCAAAATCATCAAATGCCTGATAAGCAGCTTGGCATTGAATTTTTTGCTCGGCATAAGGTAAACTGCGGAACGCTTTTGCCGCTTTTCGGTTTTCCCTCAACTCGGCCTTATTGCCTTTGTAACGATACCAAGCGGCACGGCGCTCAAGGTATCTCTTGCAAGCAGGATGCAATTTGTATTTCTTCACCTGCTGGTGTTTGCTCACATGATGGCCATGCGGTTTGGCCGCCGCTTCGGCAGAATAAGTACCCAAGCTCAATACGGCAACCGCCGCCAGTGCAGAACCTAAATTTTTCAACATTAACATGATTCGCCTCCTAAATAGTTTTTCCATTATATGTTTCGCCAGGGCTCCGGCAAAACGCCCATTTTTTACATGACAAAAATGTGGTTAATTACTACATCATACTACTTGCTTTGCAAAATTTAACACACCTTCCATTTAGACGAAACCTGAATATAAATCTCTTTATTTCATAAGCCTCTAGCCAATGTCTGGCCAAATGTGATGCAAACTCAAAATAATGCCAAATCGCCACAAAGCCACATAAAATCTAGTTTAAGCCTCCCATCCCCTAATCCACACCCCGAAAAAAGCACATTGTCAAGTCTAGTTAAACAAAGAAAAATACATTATATTGTGCCATTCAAAGCAATCACATACCGTATCTTGTGTTTTTTTAATGGGAAGACTGAATAATGAATGCAGCAACGAATATTAAAGTAACCAAACGCGACGGACGCTTGGAAGATATCAATTTAGACAAAATCCACCGCGTTGTTACTTGGGCGGCGGAAGGCTTACAAAACGTCTCCGTATCGCAAGTCGAGCTCAAATCACATATTCAGTTTTACAACGGTATCCGTACCGACGACATCCACGAAACCATTATCAAGGCGGCTGCCGACCTGATTTCGCAGGATACGCCCGACTATCAATATCTCGCCGCGCGTCTGGCGATTTTCCACCTGCGCAAAATCGCTTACGGCGAGTTCGAACCGCCGCATCTCTTCGATCACGTTAAAAAACTCACCGATGCGGGCAAATACGACCGCCACATCATCAAAGATTACAGCCGTGAAGAGTTTGACGAGCTGAATGCCTATATCGACCACAGCCGCGACATGACCTTCTCGTATGCCGCCGTGAAGCAGCTCGAAGGCAAATATCTGGTGCAGAACCGCGTGACCCGCCAGATTTATGAAACGCCGCAGTTTTTATACATCTTGGTGGCGATGTGTCTCTTCAGCAAATACCCGAAAGAGACGCGCTTGGATTACGTCAAACGTTTTTACGACGCCGTTTCTACGTTTAAAGTATCACTGCCAACCCCGATTATGAGCGGCGTGCGCACGCCTACACGCCAGTTCTCAAGCTGTGTATTGATTGAATGCGACGACAGTCTGGATTCCATCAATGCTACCACCAGCGCGATTGTGAAATACGTTTCCCAACGTGCGGGTATCGGCATCAACGCCGGACGCATCCGTGGTTTGGGCAGCGAAATCCGCGGCGGCGAAGCGCAACACACCGGCTGCATTCCGTTTTTCAAAATGTTCCAAGCGGCGGTCAAATCCTGCTCGCAGGGCGGCGTACGCGGCGGCGCGGCAACTTTGTTCTACCCCTTGTGGCACATCGAAGCCGAAAGCCTGTTGGTGTTGAAAAACAACCGCGGCGTAGAAGACAACCGCATCCGCCAGCTTGATTACGGCGTGCAAATCAACCGCCTGCTGTACACCCGCCTGATTAAAGGTGGCAACATCACGCTGTTCTCGCCTAACGAAGTTCCCGGCCTGTATGACACATTTTTTGCTGACCAAGACGAATTCGAGCGTCTCTACACGAAATACGAACAAGACCCGAACATCCGCAAGCGCACCTTGTCGGCTACCGATTTGTTCTCCACGCTGATGCAGGAACGCGCCGGAACGGGACGCATCTACATCCAAAACGTTGACCACTGCAACACGCACAGCCCGTTTGACCCGCGCGTCGCCCCCGTTCACCAGTCCAACCTGTGCATGGAAATTGCCCTGCCGACCAAACCGTTGGATAACATCAACGATCCGAACGGTGAAATCGCCCTGTGTACCCTGTCTGCCTTCAACTTGGGCGCATTAAACAGCTTGGATGAGCTGGAAGGGCTTGCCGATTTGACCGTGCGCGCACTCGATGCTTTGCTGGATTATCAAGACTATCCGGTCGAAGCCGCCCGTACCGCGACCATGAACCGCCGCACGCTCGGCATAGGCGTCATCAACTACGCCTACTATCTGGCGAAAAACGGCGTCCGTTACAGCGACGATTCCGCGCTCGGCCTGACCCACCGCACCTTTGAAGCCATGCAGTATTACCTGCTCAAAGCATCGGTGAACCTCGCCAAAGAATACGGTGCATGTCCGTTGTTCAACCAAACCGTTTATTCGCAAGGCAAACTACCCATCGACACCTACAAAAAAGACTTGGATGCCGTGTGCAGCGAACCGCTGTTGTGCGACTGGGAAAGCCTGCGCGCCGACATCGTCAAATACGGCCTGCGCAACTCCACCCTGACCGCACTCATGCCGTCTGAAACCAGCTCGCAAATTGCCAATGCTACCAACGGCATCGAGCCGCCGCGCGGCTTGGTAACAGTCAAAGCATCGAAAGACGGCATCCTGAAACAAGTCGTGCCGGAGTTTGAAGCCCTGAAAGACGCCTACGAAACCCTGTGGCAGCTTCCAGGCAACGAAGGCTACCTGAAACTCGTCGGCGTAATGCAAAAATTCGTCGATCAGGCAATTTCCGCCAATACCGCCTACGACCCGGGTAAATTTGAAGGCAACAAAGTTTCCATGAAACAAATGCTCAAAGATCTGCTGACCGCCTACAAATACGGCGTCAAAACTCTGTACTACCACAACACCCGAGACGGCGCGGACGATACGCAGACCGATATTCAGGATGACGGCTGTGCTGGGGGGGCTTGTAAGATTTGATAAGAGGAATTTCAGACGACCTCACGAGGTCGTCTGAAATAATAAATAACATAGGGGGAAAACAAATTGAAGAATATACCTGAACAATCTATTGTCGCTCTTTTTATAGATGCAGATAATGCACCTTTTGGGAAAATTGATTTTATTCTTAATGAGCTTGCAAATTATGGTTCAGTAATGATAAGAAAAATTTATGGGAATTGGAAAAGTGAACAATTAAAAGGTTGGGAAGCTGTCTTATTGGATTATGCTCTAGCACCTGTTCAACAGTTTGATTATACAAAGGGTAAGAATGCAACGGATATGGCGATGACCATAGATGTAATGGATTTATTATTTCAAGATAAAATAGACGTTTTTTGCATTGTTTCTTCCGATTGTGATTTCACACCGTTAGCAATGAGAATAAAAATGGAAGGGAAACAAGTCATTGGTTTTGGCGAACATAAAACACCTAAGTCGTTGGTTGCTGCATGTAGCAAATTTTTATTTTTAGATGCAAGTTTTGATAAAAGCAGTGGGACAAATGCTCAACCAGCTGAAATTCGGAAGAGAGCTGCTAATGAACTTAAATGTGATACTACATTAATGAATTTATTAAGAGAAGCCATTGCCAATAGTTGTGATGAAGACGGTTGGGCATCATTAAGTAATGTTGGGAAGATTATCAATAACCAATCATCTTTTGATAGTAAAAATTATGGTTATACGAAGTTGGGAGATTTAGTGCGTGTAATTGATATTTTTGAAACTAGGTTGTCAGAAAATCGTTCACAAATGTATATCCGAAATAAAAGAGCAAAGTAAAAAATGAAAGTTATTTAAATAATGGCTTATGATTGAGGTTTGTGAATAATTTTTAGATGGTCTTGTTTTGAATATCAAAAGGCACTCTGAAAACTAAATATTATTTTTTAAAAAGAGAAACACCATGTCCTGCGAACACCTAGTCATGTCATACAGCACCTTTTCCAAAACCAAAAACGATGCGCTTAAAGAGCCGATGTTTTTCGGTCAGCCGGTAAATGTTGCCCGTTATGACCAGCAGAAATACGAAGTATTTGAAAAACTGATTGAAAAACAACTGTCTTTCTTTTGGCGGCCGGAAGAAATCGACGTGTCGCGCGACCGTATCGACTATGCCAACCTGCCCGAACATGAAAAACATATTTTCATCAGCAATCTGAAATACCAAACCCTGCTCGATTCCATCCAAGGCCGCAGTCCGAACGTTGCCTTGCTGCCTTTGGTGTCGATTCCCGAGTTGGAAACTTGGATTGAAACGTGGAGCTTTAGCGAGACCATCCACTCGCGCAGCTACACTCACATCATTCGTAATATCGTGAATGATCCGTCGGTCGTGTTCGACGACATCGTGCAGAACGAATACATCATCGCCCGCGCTGAAGACATTGCCTGCTATTACGATGATTTGATTGAATACACTCAGTATTACAATCTGTTGGGTGAAGGCACGCACAATGTCGGCGGCAAGATCGTTACCGTGTCTTTGCGCGAGTTGAAGAAAAAACTCTATCTCTGCCTGATGTGCGTCAACGTATTGGAAGCCATCCGCTTCTACGTTTCATTCGCTTGTTCGTTCGCCTTTGCCGAGCGTGAATTGATGGAAGGCAACGCCAAAATCATCAAACTGATTGCCCGTGACGAAGCCCTGCACCTGACCAGCACCCAGCATATGCTCAACCTGATGCGTGCAGGTGCCGATGATCCTGAAATGGCTGAAATTGCGAATGAATTGCAGGACGAGTGTTTCAACCTCTTCAAAAAAGCAGCCGAGCAGGAAAAAGAATGGGCGGCCTATCTGTTTAAAGACGGCTCAATGATTGGCCTGAACAAGGAAATTCTGGCTCAATACGTTGAATACATTACCAATCTGCGTATGCAGGCGGTTGGCCTTCCTGCCGGATTTGAAGGTGCGACCCAAAATCCGATTCCTTGGATCAACGCATGGCTGTCTTCTGACAATGTACAGGTTGCGCCGCAGGAAGTGGAAATTTCTTCTTACTTAATCGGTCAGATTGATTCGGAAGTCAGCGCGGACGATTTGGGCGATTTCGAGCTGTAAACCGCGTTTCAGACGGCCTTTGGGCGTAACCGGCCGTCTGAAAATCTCTTTTCAATCCTCAAGGTATAACCAAAAATGAAGATTTATGGCGACATTGCGGTAAAAGCAGCTGAATCATATTCTAAATATGAAGATATGGAACAAGCTTGGACAGAGATTGCGGCATCATTTCCCATCAAGGAGTCAATTAGAAAAAAAGGATGCCCCAAGAATGCATTTTTGGGATTGTGTCGTGCGGGGTTGGTTAAAGGAATCAACCCGGAAAAGTCAAAACCAAACATTCCAAAAACGGAGAATATGCCGTTGCAGCGGTCAGCCTTTTAAAAAATGATCCCGAATGGGCAAATCAGAAAAAATCCGTTTTCTGGCGCGAAATTGTGGGTAATGAAAAAAAATATAACAGCCAGCTTCATGTCGTTTTGGCCTTGTGGGAAAAAGGCTTGATTATTTGAATTTATAATTTAAGGCCGTCTGAAACATTGTTCAGACGGCCTCTATGCCCTAAAACACACATGGCACTCATTAGCACACACGACAAAACCTTCCAACTCCAACAAGGCGAAACCTTATTGGAGGGCTTGGAGCGCACCGGACACGAGGTTGAATACCAATGTCGCAGCGGTTATTGCGGTTCATGCCGGGTTAAAATCTTGGATGGGAAAGTCTCTTATGATAATTTTCCACTCGCTTTTGTCGCGCCCGGAGAAATTTTGCCGTGCTGCTGCCGGGTTACTGAAGACATCAAGCTTGATTGTCGGGAGCGCATCAAAGAGCCGGATTTATTTGATGTCGATTTATTCGATGACAAATAAAAAATGCCGTCTGAACATTGTGGCCGAAATCTTTGATTTCATTTCCACCGTTCAGACGGCATTTTGTATGGTTAAGCTTATTTACGCTCGCCAACCGGCAAAACTGTCTTGCCGAAAGATTCGTTGATGACTTCTGCCGCTGCCAAGTAGAACGCACCGAGAGCAGTTACCAAGCCTAAGCAACCGCCGATATGGACGATGCTATGATTTTCCATGCCATCGCCAATACCTAAAGCAAAGAAAGTCAGTGTCAAGCAAAAGAAAATACCGCTCAATACTTTAGGCTTGGTCAAGGTAGCCACAAACATCATCAGCGAAAACATACCCCATGCGCAGAGATACCAGCCGATAAATGCCGGGGCTGTTTCTCCTTTGAAAAAGATGGTAAACAAAGCCCATGTCCACCAGAAGGCGCCATAGCTGATAAAAGCGGTAAAGCCAAACGTATTGCCTTTTTTGAACTCAAACATACCGGCAATAACTTGGGCGATACCACCAAAGGCGAGAGCCATGCCCAAAACTAAGCCAATACCCTCTTGAGCAGTAAAAAAGCCGCCGTTAATCAGACTGAGCAACCAAGTTGTCAATGCAAAGCCACACAGGCCTACTGGACCTGGATTCGCCAGGTTTTCTTTAGTAGTAGTAGTCATTTTATTTCTCCTCTAGTTATTAAAATAGGAAGCCTATTGTTACAGGTTTTATTTAAAATTAAAAGAAATAAATTTAAAAAAATCAGGCCGCCTGAAAAATATTTTTT